ATCCGGCTAACGCGATCATCGAACTGCAAGCTATGGCGGCTGGCCAGACTGTCGCTGATGTTATTCAGCCGATCAAGCAGATTGGTATTGACCCCAATCTTTATGAAGTTAAGACCATTTTTGATGATATCCAGCTAGTTGTTGGCGCTCAAGAAGCGCAATTCGGTGGAGTATCGAAGGCGACAGCAACAGAGACAAGCATCGCTGAGTCGGCTCGAATGTCCTCGATGGGCGCAAATGTTGATGAGTTAGACAGCTTTATGAGCGAAATTGCTAGAGCGGCTGGGCAAGTTATGCTGCTTGAGTTGTCTATCGATGAGGTAAAGAAGATTGTTGGGCCTGGTGCTGTTTGGCCAGAAATGTCAAGAGACACCGTCCAAGAAGAGGTTTTCTTGGAGATCGAGGCTGGCTCAACTGGCAAGCCGAACCGTGCCGCAGAACTTGCCAACATCGAGCGCATCATGCCGTTCTTGCTGCAAATACCTGGCATCAATCCAGTTTGGCTAGCAAAAGAACTGCTCAAACGCCTTGACGACAAGCTTGAGATAAACGAGGCCATTGCCGATCAGATTCCATCGATTGTGTCGATGAACCAGTCGCAAGGTCAAGGAACTGGTGATCCAGCAATGCAGGGGCCGCAAGCTGGCGGCGCTGCTAATGCACCACAACAATTACCATCTGGATCGCTGCCACCGATGGGGAACCGGTAATTTTGGCAGCACTGTTGAAACATACGATCAAAAAAGTATATAATGATCTACAAACAAAGGACGATAAACATGATCAATGAGATCGAAGAGGAGCTAACGTCTGATGCTCCTATTGAAGAACAAGACGAAGAAGCGCAGTCGTCTAGCGCCGTAGAGAGCGAAACTGAAGCTGATTTGCTGGCAGTCGTACAAGATACGTTGCAGCCAGAAGAGCAGTCTGAGGAAGCGGATTCGCAACCGCGTGAGGAAGAGTCAGAAGAGGATGATGATGATCTAGAGCATGATGACGAAGACGACGGCGATCTTGCCGCAAGTGAGTCTTTTGATGATGTTCCGTTCAACAAGCACCCTCGGTTCAAGAAGCTTATCAATGAGCGCAACGAACTGCGACCAAAGGCAGAACAGTACGATCAAATAACAGGTTATCTACAAAGGGAAGGGTTATCGGCGGAAGAGGCCGCCAAAGGGTTTGAGATTATGTCTCTGATGAAAAACAACCCATTGGAAGCTGCTAAAGCGTTACAGCCTTACCTAGACAATCTTTCAGTCGCAACTGGGCAGACTTTGCCGCAAGACGTACAGCAACGTGTTGATGATGGCTATATTGATGAAAGTGACGCAGCGGAGATCGCCAGATTAAGGGCGGAAAACCAGCGTATTGGTTCGCAGCAAGCGGTAACGCAAGAGCAAATCAATAGATCTCATCTTGAGCAATCTCAAACCCAAACAGTCAATGCTGTTGTGGCTTGGGAGCAAAAGATCAGATCGAGCGATCCTGACTATGACCTCAAAGCAGATGAGTTGGATGACCGAGTTAAGGTTATTATGTCTGACCGCCGTGCGGCGGGTAATGCAAGTCCACTTTCGCCAGATGAGGCGCTAGGCATAGCCAAGCAGGCTTACGAGGAAGTGAACCGCAGAACCCAAGCTAGGGTCGGAAATAAGAAGCCAATCAAGTCGGCATCCGGTGGTAAATTGGGCGGAACCCCACACGCAGAGCCGAGCAGCCTTATGGAAGCTGTGCAGAACGCTCTTTCTAGTTCCGCTTAACCGAGAGGAATAAGAGAATGGCATTTACTAGTGCAGAGTTGGCCAACATCGCCAACGCAGCCTTGGACTATTACATAGAAAAAGGCAAGGTACTAAGCCAGACACTCGCGGATAAGCCTCTGCTTAGTGCTATGGACGGCAAAGCAAAGACTTTCCCAGGTGGAAAAGGCGAAGTATCAGTCGCAGTCAAAGGCGACTACACAACAACTGTTGATGGTTACACTCACAATGCGACTGTGACCTACGCAAACCCAGCCAACATCAAACGTGCCAACTATGCTTGGAAAGAGCATCACTCAGGCATTTCGTTGACACTTACCGAACTGAAGAAAGACGGTATCAGTGTCACCGATAGTTTGAACGGAGCCGGAACATCAAACCATTCTGGTCGTGACCAGACTGTGTTGGTTAACTTGTTGCAAGACAAGCTAGACGACATGATGGAAGGCTATTCACGCGGTATGAACACTTTCTTGTACGGCGATGGAACGGCTGACCCTGACGCGATTGCGGGTATTCAGACACTGATTAAGGATGTTCCAGGAACAGGAACAACTGGCGGCTTGTCTAACGCAACCAACACTTGGTGGCAGAATCGTGCAGATGTGGCAATTGCGACAACAGCAACTGGTCAAGAACTGATCGAAAAGCTTCACACTGAAATGCGCCAATTGAAGCGTTTTGGTGGCCGCCCAGATATTGCGGTTTGTGGATCAGCTTTCCTCGATCGCCTTGCTGACGAACTCCGCCGGAATGGTAACTACTCGCAGACAGGCTTCTCACGCGGCCAGAACATTGCGATGGGTGAGATCACATATAACGGTCTGACCTTCCAGTACGATCCAACACTCGATGATCTGTCAATCACTTCTCAGAACCCTGACAAGCGTTGCTACATCATCGATTCTTCAAAGCTTTGCATGTACTACATGGACGGTGAGAAGATGAAGCGGCACAGCCCAGCACGGCCAGCCGATCAATATGTGATGTATCGTGCTTTGACCACAACTGGCGCTTTGGTTGCTACGCAGCTGAACTGTCACGGCGTTTACGAAATCGCCTAACAACAAGCTGGAGCAGTAATCGTGCTGCTCCAGCTATTTCTATTGGAGGATTAAATGATTGAATATGGTTCAGTCGATATCGCAATTGGCGGGGATTCCAGAGCGGTAATTCACAAAAACACTGTGTCTATTCCAGAAATTGTAATTTTGCAGTCGCTGCACGGCGATGACGCGATTACCAACATTCGCATTGATGGCACTTGGGATACCCCAGATGATGTCGAGAGAGATCGCCTTGGTATTCTTTACAAGGACAGCAAGGTCATCGAGGTGTTTCAAAAATATGGCGATTTGCCCAAGACCTTGAAGGATGCACGGATTGGTGAAGCATTGCTCGATCCTGTTTTTGTTAAAGAGTTGTCTGAGGCTCCAGCCCCAAAAAAGACAATCCGTAAACGCGCTCGAAAGGCAGATGGTTCATTCAAGTCTGATGACCCAACCACCCCACAGAATGAAGCATGGGAGCAGTAAATGGCTAGAGGAACATCTTTAGGCACTTTGATCGAGGATTTGCGCGCTGAAATAGGGCATTCCCTTCAACCCAACCTTGGGCGGTCAATGAGAGATGTTCTTGTTAACTATTTGCAGAGAACACAACGCCGGTTATGGGAGGACTATAGCTGGCCTTTTCTCCGCGTTAAGCGAGATCTAAGCATTAGCGCAACCCAGCGGTACTACAACTTGCCTGCCGATGTCACTTTCGAGCGCATCGAACTAGTTGAGTTTAAGCACGGTGATGTGTGGCATAAACTGGTCTACGGAATCGGCCGAGATGAATTGAACCAACACGATTCAGACCGAAACGTGACCAGTTATCCGATCAGGCGTTATGACGCTTACGAGGGCGATCAGATAGAGTTTTGGCCTGTTCCTTCAACAAACAGTGTGGCATCTAGCGGCGCTGGCGAAGTCCGTATAACTGGCATCAAAAATCTAAGCCCCTTCATTGCATCGGCTGATTTAGCAGATTTGGATGACCAGCTTCTAGTTTTGTATGCAGCCGCTGAAATAGCCGCTCGGCAAAAGCAAGCAGATGCTCAAAACAAGTTGCAGCAAGCTAATGCTCATTATTCAAGGCTCAAGGCGCGGCTTGCCAAAACCGACACATTCGTCATTGGTGGCGGAGAACCAGAAGGGATGTACCGTCCAAAAGGCCCACCACTTGTTGCTAGGATCTAAGTATGCCTTACATTCTTGTTGAAGACTTTCGATCGGGCTTAGACGCTAGACGCATGAACGTGACCAGCAACCCTGGAACGCTTGTAACTCTAACTAACGCACACATCACGCGAGGCGGCGAGATAGAGAAGCGCCCAGCCTTTGTAAACCTCGCGGCCTTGCCAAGTAACACTTTTGGCCTAGCAGCTGCCGGTGGACAAATATACACGTTTGGGAGCGACCCTTCATCATCCGTGACTTTTGCTTCCGGCACACCAGCAAACGTAAACTATGTCCAGCTTGCTCACCCGACAGGCGAAGCAATGACAAAAGTCTTATCAACGGACTTTTTTAATGGACAGGTGTACGCAGCCGCCGAATTTGCTGATGGGCGGATATATCATTATTTTAATGGTGCGCGGATCACTGACTGGTTTGATGGCAGAGCAAGGGCAAAATTCAGCATCACAGCCGGAACGCTTGGTGGCACACCCGCAAGCGGGTCATTCGAGGTAACTGGTGGCACACTAAACCCAGGCGATGACATTCGCGTTGTTCGCGTCAACAATATCGAAATAACAGACAGCGCCAACACAATAGCCCACACAGGCAACAACACAACATCCGCCGAGAATGTCAGAGATGCAATAAACGCTTTTACATCTGTGCCAAACTATACGGCGACAGCCGCTGCCGGAGTCGTAACTATTACTGCTTCCGATCACGGCATTGCCTCAAACGGCTTTTCCGTAACTGTCACAACCCAAGGCGGATACACAGTTGGGAACATCAATGCGCTATCTGGTGGCGTTGATAACGCAATCACCAGTATTACTGTAAACGGAGTTTCTGTATTTCAAGGCCAAGTTGTTTGGGATACATCGAACACCGCAACAGCCGCTGCTATAGCAGACGCTATAAACTCATTTACTTCAGCACCTAATTTTGAAGCAACTTCAGTTGGTTCGTCTGTGAATATAATGTCAGACGATAGCGGCGCTGGTCAGAACAATGATGTCGTGGTTGTCAATGTAAGCGGTAACGTAACTACAGCTTTTAGTCCGGCATCCCAGAATTATTTGGATGGAGGCGCAGCGAGTAACAGCATCAACGGTTATATTCCAGGCGCTTTTGTTCGTCCGGCGAAATCAAAGATGTATGCTTTGTCTGACTCTCTTTTGCATTTTTCGGCAATCGATGACCCCAATGAGTGGAATGACTCATCTCTTGGGGCTGGCTTTATCAACCTGTCAAACAATGCGAAAGGATCTGAAGATCTAAAGGCGATTGCTAACTATTTTGACAATATTGCGGTTTTTGCTGAACAAGCAATCCAGATTTGGTTCGTTGATGCAGATGAGGCGCTAAACCAGCAAATACAAGTCTTGGTAAATACTGGCACGATAGCCCCTAAATCAGTGGTTGAGTTTGGAGATAACGATGTTTTCTATTTGTCTCTATCAGGTATCAGATCGTTACGTTCAAGGGATTCGTCCAATGCGGCCTTTGTTGGTGATATTGGCAATCCGATTGATGATCTCATTAGCAAAGAAGTTAACACGAACCGTGATACAGCGGAGCAAGCGACTGCCATTCTTGAGCCGCAAGACGGACGGTATCTGTTGGCGGTTGGGTCAAAAGTGTATGTGTTCTCTTATTTCCCATCATCAAAAGTGTCGGCGTGGTCGGTTTATGAGCCTGGATTTTCAGTAGACGAATGGGCTTATGACGGCGCTCAGATCCTAGCCAGAAGCGGTAATAATCTATATTCACTTGGCGGCGAAAACA